CAAGAGAAACTTAACTAAGAGTGAAGAAGATGAGTAGTTTTGAAAGAAATTATTGGGAAGATGATTCTAAAGTAAAAAAGTGGGCTTCCGGTAAAGGGAAGGTTAGGCTTGCTTGGGTAAAATGGGCAGGTCGTTATTGGATAGACTTGCGAATACTTAGGCGTGAAGAGGATGGGTACACCCATACTAAAGAAGGAATAAGACTTACACCGGAACAGGTTAGAACCATGCTTCCTATTCTTAACGAATTACTACAAGACATTGACGATAAGATAGAAGAAGAAGAGAGGCATGACGACAAAGATATATCACCTTAATTGGTATCATCCTAATAGAGTATGGATATTCAATGATGGGGCGTTAAAGGGAGAACCATTGTATTACGGCTTCGATAGAGTAATTGGTAAATTACTTGAGAAGTTGGGTGCGATACTGTATCGTAAAGCCCTCCATAAAGGATGTAAACTGATTTTGTCCGAAAAGCAAAAACCTAATACTTTCAAATTTAATTTAATATCTGTAGATAATACTGGTGCTAAGTACGGTAATGACGAACTTGGTAAGGGATGGATTGAGAGTGAAGCCTTGATAGGTACACCCGATGTTCTTTATGTTGGAGTTGGGGTGGATTAGTGTTACTTAGTAGAGCGATAGTATTAGTTTCAAAGATGCCTAAGTTAGATGTTAAAGACATCACTAAGGAAGAGGCATACGAACTATGGGAGTTCTTGGATGAAGAAAGAAAACTACCGATAACAAAAACAAGACTGAAAATAAACTTAGCGAAAGAGTGCGGTGTATTCGTAGAACAATTAGATGCAGTAGCCAATGGTGCTTCTCTAGCAGAAGTGCTGATAATGGAATCGTCGGACAGCAAAACAAGTAAATTAAAACTAAAAGAAATTAAGAGTATAATTCAATCGGTGACAAGTGATGAAGAGTGGATAATACCATTCTGTCACTCGATGGATATTACAGAAGCCGAGTTTGTTTGGCGTTGGGTTTTGAATGAGCGTTGGCGTTCACTTAGATACCGAATGAGAAAGTGGGCTAAAATTAATTCTAAAATTAATGATGACCTAGTTAGTACATTCGAGATGTTAGATGTTATATTCGGATTGAGAGATAAGCAACAGGTAGAGCGACCTGTCACAGATTTCAAACGGTTACAAGCATGGAACGGTATAGACATACCCGACAAGTATTGGTTTGTCAATGATTGTGGTACGCTGATGTTCTTAGAGAACGGTGTTGCTAGAAATAGAAATGGTGAGATAAATCGAGAGTATACACCACAAGTGCAGGAAGTTGATACTTGTTGGTGTTGGGTGGATGTGTTAGGTATAACAAGACTACACTCTACCGAACAAGATATACCGTTTTCAAAGTACAAAGAGCCTATGGATATTTCATGGCATGAGGCCAACAAGATTCTTTACAATTACCCAAAGGGTGGTTTCTTAATTCTTAATGATAATCATTATCACTTATACACTAAAGGAACTAATGCTTTGATAGTTCAAGCCTTGACTGTTAGACAGATAAAAAACACAGGGTACGAATTTATTTTAGGTGTTAAAGATGGTATAGATGTTATTGATGTAGACAAGATGATGGTAGAGAATCTACCGTTTGAGTTAGAGAGTGCGTTGAAAAGAAACAAAGTTCCTGTACAGAATTCACACACTAATCATGATATTCCGTTTGTAGTTATCGAAGTAGCGTACTCATGGCGAGCAGAAGATGGGTGGGGGTGGCGTTATATTACTACACTAGATGACGCATCCATCAATGAGATTGACGAGTATACTACTTACATATCCATGGTAGGTGTAGACAATGAGTGACACACTAAAGAACATAGGGTTAGGTATTTTACTTTCTAAGATACGCTTTTCAGTATCAGTATCAAAGGTGCATTTCGGCTTCGGGTTTAGAGTTGATAAGTACATACAGTTAGACATTCAAGATAACAATACAAAGGCAATTGTAAAACTATGGTGCGATGAGAATAATTTAACACTTAAATATCGTACTAAAAGTCATGCAGACATACTCAAGTGGTTGAGTGTAATAGAACCATACGCTGAATTGTTACACGATAAGAAAGGTTACAACCGTATGTTGTGGGTAATTGATAATCCTATACCTAGAGCAAACCCATCCACACCCACAAATGTATTCTATGATTGGGTCGAAAAATGGGATGATTTAGAAAATGATATATAAACCAATTAAGAAATGAAGGTTGATGAAGATGAATTGGAACGAATTACTGCGACCTACCAAACCGGTAGAGATAGTAGGTGACAACATCTTTGTCAAAGATTTCCAAGAATGGGAAAAAACGGGTGAGTACCCATCAGCCATACTTATACTCGGTCCTCCGGGTACAGGTAAATCTAGTGCGGCGAATGCGATAACACACACAATGTTAGGACAATGGAATAATGATATGAATGTTCTATGGACTAACGCAAGCGACGATAGGGGTATTGGGCATGTCCGACAGGAGATTAAACAATTCTGTCGGCTTAGTGGTATCAATGCGGCACGAAAGGTAGTAGTACTTGATGAGGCTGATGGGCTTACTCCCCAATCCCAAGATGCACTAAGGGGCATCATGGAAAAATATGCTCACAGGGTTTTGTTCGTCTTGACAGCAAACTATCCCGAAAAAATCAAACCTGCTATACAAAGCAGATGTAAGATATATCAGTTCACTCCTGTCACTCCGAAGGAAGGTGCTAGACATCTTCTAAGAGCGACAGAATCATGTGGCGCACCTGTTGAATGGGAACAAGCCTATGAAGATGTAGTAGAACACTTTAACGGTGACTTGAGGGCGGCTGTGAACTTTCTTGAAAGCAGACCAAAAAATCAAGAGTTATCTTTTATTAAAACCACCGAGGCGTGGTGGGATGACTTCAAGTTACATGATAATTACAATTCTCTTAGAGAGAAACTTAACGAAAACATGGAGACCGCAGGTAGCCGTGTATATTTTATGAATAAATTTCACCAATACATTAGAGGGTACTTTGACAAAGACCCGGACACTGTATTCGCTATCATGTCCGTTTGGGGTGACATGATGGAGAAAGTACATGAATGGCCGGGAAGTGACAATGCTTTCGTGGATGTGTTGGTGGCAAGACTAAAGAAACAAATAGGTGAAATGAAATGAGTTGGAAAGAAGAAGATGAATATATAGACGAAGAAAACAATACAGGTTTTGGGGAAAAGAAATCAAGCGATGGTTTCCCTGTGCCTATTGCTCAAAGAATGGTAGCATACGCTGAAAGGACAGGAAAGAATATTGAAGAAGTCAAACAGATGTACTTAGATTACATAAAGAAAGAGTACGGTGTTGAGGATTATACACAAGAAGATATAGATATTCTAATTGATTGGGCTGAACAAGTTTTTGTGCAAACAAGAAAACAAACAGCAAGTACATCGGGAACATCTACATGGGTAGGTTGTTTCGTAGGTGTAGCAGATAGAACAAAAGATAGGCTTACAAATATTGTAAATGCTAATGTAAAACTATTCAAAGAGAATCGTGCCGAAGCGATTGGTACAGGTAGAGTAGGTGTATATGAGAAAGACGGTGGTTTGTGGTCAGTTCGTAACAAAGACGGCTTACAACCACTTGATGAATCAGCAGACAGTGAACCACAACATGGTATCAAAGTCGGTGATGAATATGTATGTTTACTCACTCGTAAAGGTATGCCATCACCATCAACAAGGATGGGTAGATACGCTTACTTCTTAGGTGGTGAAGAAGGTGACTTCGTAAAGAACAGTAACATAGCAGTATGGAAGGTAGACTTAACTGATGATAACAATACTATGAACATAGACATCGGTAGACCGTGTAAGATACCTGTAATACCACCAAGAGAAGATGCTAACGATTTCTTCAAAACCGTGTTGGGTACATACTCTAACTTTGAAATTAATTATTCGGATGACTTTGTACCGGAAGAAGTAAGACCATTACTTCAACCTGTAAGTTATTGGACTAACGAAGAGTTCCACGATATGTATGTTAGACTTGATGACATTGAAGATGTCTTTGAGAGTAAGAAAGAGAAAACTAACATCGGTGGTAGAAGTGTCACATACGGGCCACTAATCATTACAAAGGGTACAATCAACAGCATGAATACCGAGCCTAGAGACAGCGAGTATGACCCGGAGGGCTTCAATTACTTCATGTCACTTAGTAGCATGAACGGTGATGTAGACTGTTGGATACCCGGTGCTGTCGGTATTATGACTAATCCATTCCAAGCACATTGGGGAGAGCAAGCGTTTGACTATGCTGAAAACTCTACAGTGTTTATCTTTGGTCGTCTAGGTATGAAAGACCGTGATGGTTTGCTAAGTCCTAAGATTACAGTCATGGGTATCTATGGTCACCCACGCAGATGCAGAAAGAGAGCAAGCGGTGGGAATACAGGAGTTGGACAATTTGACTAAATATCTTTTAGGTTTTAAAGAACCAAGAAGTAATTTTGTTGCTAGAATTGTTAATAGTGAAAATAAAGCGATGACATGTTTAGAGGTTCTAAGTTTAATTGATAAAAAAGTATTTAGAAACGCCTCTCGTAAGAATGTAAGTGCTTGTTTAAGTGAAGCAGTAAAGAAAAAACTTTTGAGGAAAATACCAATACAAGAGTACAATTCACAATCTAGGTTTAGATACGCACCTTATGTGGGTGTAGTAAATCCTAATTATTACTCTAAACCTATACCTCAAAACTTCACTAAAAATGAAGATAAGGTATTAGATATAGTGAAAAAACAAGTTGGGAATGCTATTGATAAATGTCCTAAAGGAATAAATGTAAAAGTAAATATTTCAAATGAATCAGTTGAAGTGACATATTTTGTTAAAAGGAGTGATGAATAATGGCGGGATTTGGACAGACAGTAAAGTTACAGCAAGAGATTGAAAAGGTCGTAGATGAGGTTGGGGTGCAGAAGCCCAACAACGACCCGTATGCATCATTAAGAGCCGAGCAAGAATCCATGAGTCACATAATTAAGACTCATAGTTTTGCAGGTATCTTTGGTTTCGATGGTACAGGTAAGTCAGCGATTGTACTTGATGCATTTGATAAAGATGAAACTAAAATAAATGATTCAGTGTTACATGCAGTAGATTTTGATAATGGTGTAGGTATGCTAAACTCCGCTATCTATGACAACCCTAATGTTGTTTCATGGAATCCATGGAAGATGGGTAGTAAAGACAGGACAGCATACGATTATCCCGGTACACATCAGCGTGTTATGGACATTATGAAATACATCATCAGCGAAGTAGAAAAGGGCGTTCCGGTATGGGGCGTACTTGTAAGTGGACTTGATTCATGGCTTGAGATATGTACCAACAACATGCGTATCATTGACTTAGGATTGGCTAAGGATGGTATTGATGCGGCAGACAATCGTGGTGCAGGTGAAGCAAAGCGTGTAGAGCGACAATCCGATTGGGCTATCCGTAATACTCGGTTTCACCAACTAACAAAATTAAGTCGTGATTTAGTTAGACTCGGTGTTCGTGTCTATTGGGAAACTCACATGCGTTCAACTAACTTCTCTTACAAAGACGATGCGCCTGTTGTATGGCAACCGGAGTGGGAGAAAAAGACTAACAACTACTTACCTACATTGATTCGTATGGATGCTACTAATGAGTATAACGATGAGGATGAATTAGTATCTACTACATACACCGCTACATATACTAAGTGTAAAACTAATCCATCTCTTGTCAATCAAACTAAGACAGTTATGGTAACTACTACAGGAGAAGAACCGAAGTGGTACGGTCTACCCGACCTCTACGACGGTACTCTATGATACTCTTATGAGGTGGGTTTAGTGAGTAATAAGTGTAAAGTTTTTTCATTCGACCACAAGGAAGTTTTTTTGTTTTCTTCCCACACTTCCCCACTCAAGAGGTGATTCTATGGCACATGTAAAGTCAATGAGTGATACCGCTAAGAAATATATAGACATCATCATGAGTGATGGCGAAGTTCGTAATGCTTTCCAAATACTCGATGAGTTGTATGAAAATAAGTCTCACAGTGCTAATAGATACATACCAACGAAAAGTGAACTACACGAATACCTAAGTAAGAACTATTCAAGTGAAACTCGTAGAGAAAGACACCCTTTAGCATTACCCGAGATGAGAAATAAAACTACACCTGTCACATATTATTGGAGGGATTTGGATGACAAAAATAACAGTTAAAAGAAAAGAGTTCATGTCTTTCCTTACATCATTTGGTAAAGGAATACCGGACTTGAGAATAAACTGTGCCGGTGGTCGTCTTACTGTAGAAGTAGCATACGCATGGTATTATTTGAGAAAGCAGTTCGTAACCGATGTTAATGAAGAAGGAGTATTACACATCGCTGATTTAGAGAAAGTACTTTTATTCTTAAAGTCAAGCAACCAAGATGAAATTACATTGAGGCAAACTCAAGAAACCAAACCATTGTATCTTGAGGGTGGTGGAAACAAACTACAACTACCAAGTACAGACGAAATAGAGTCAGCATCAAAGACTGTGGTGATTAGAAAACTAATCAAGGAATCACAAGAGAGTGGATGGTCAAGTTTCGGTCATGCCTCTCTTAGCACACACGCTTCACTTGCTACTAAGGATTTGATTTCTCTTGCAGGTATGCGGGGTTTAGTATCAAAGGATACCCAATTCAAACTACGCATACACTGTGGCGAGAATGAGATGGGTATAGTAGCAGGTAAGGCCGTGAGTGGTCGTTTATTCACTACGCTTCCTGTATGGGATAGTGATGGTCCTGCGGCTACGGTAGAGTCTTACTTTAGTGAGAAGTTACCTATGTGTCTACAATTCCTTGACGACGAAGATGCTCGAATGCACATGGGTAAAAGCACCTGTGTAATTTTTGAGCAAGATAATACTTTACTTATGATTGTAGATGAGAGTGATGACTGATGATTATTGATTGGTTCACCGATGACCCTTATGACCCTCCCGTTATCTACGAGAGAACTAGAGGTGCAGACGGTGTACTACATGAAAGATACATTATGGATGGAGATGATGATTATGTTGTGCCTTTTTGTTGGGTAGCAGAAAACGCACCTAATTGGGTGATGAATAGATTGAAAGGTCACCATGCTAAGATTCATCATAATATTAAGGCTAAAAGTATTAATGGTAAAGATTTGGTAAAGGTAACAGTACAACACCCAAACACGCTATGGGAGATAAAAGACAAATGCCCTAAGTGGACTTACGAGGCTGATGTCAATTACAAAGACCAAATATTACTTACTAATTATCCCGATAAGATACCGGAGTTCAAACCTCGCATTTGGTACTTTGACCTTGAGTGGGATACTGAAAATCAAACTACTACAGTCATGGCTGTATCGGATAACTTTAGTGAACACCCTGTTGTATTCGCATGGAGTGAAGAATCAATCCGTGATACTATCACTAAAACTGAATGGATAGATAGATATGATGGATATGAACTTAGGACTTATCCTAATGCACACAAGATGCACGAGGCTTTCTTAGATTATCTTGATGAATGCAACCCCGATATGTTAGTAGCACACGCTATTGCTTGGGCTGACTTACCACATCTGTACCATCAGTTGGGTGCGTTAAGAGAAAGACTGTCGCCTGTCAATAGATTGATTGCACCAAACAAAAAGACCGGTGCATACAGAACTACGGCACAACCCATCAAGGGTAGACTCATATTCGATACTGCGGCACAGTGGACAGACGGTAGTGGCTTTGAGGGTATATGGCAGAAGTCCGGTAGAGGACAGGCTCAATCTCGAAAGTTAGATTGGTTCGCTACTGAATTAGGGTTCGGTGGGAAATTAACTAATGAGATAGAAGGCATGACAGTACACAATGGTTGGAAAGAATACTATGATGACTTTGTAGATTATTGTCTTGTAGATACCACTCTCTTGCGTGACTGTGATGAGAAACTAAATTGTATTTCATATCACATAGCCATGCAACAATTAGCCGGAGTATCATTTGATAGTACTCACAAAGTGACACGATACTTTAGAGGATTGATGGGTAGGCGTACAGACTTGAAAGCACCATCTTCCTACAAAGAACAAAGACCCGAATTACAAGCCGCATGGGTTATGCCTCCTGTAGCGGGCAGACACGAAGGGGTGGCATTGGTAGACTTTGCTTCTCTATATCCTAATATCATACTCTCCGCTAATCTTTGTTACACAACATTGACTGATTCGCCGGGCGAGAATATTTTAACTATTAAAGTACCACCAAAGTATGACGATAAAACAGGTAGTGCGATACCGGGTACAGGGGGTACTTTCCATTGGAAACAAGATGAGATGGGATTGTTACCTTCTGTCGTCAAAGATATGTTAGACCTAAGAAAAAAATACAAATCTCTCATGCGTGAGGCTGATAATGCTGATACTAAACTTGGGTATAACATGCTACAAATGGCTGTGAAAGTTGCGGTCAATGCCATCTATGGTATGACAGGAAGTAAAGTAGTAGCAGGTCAATGGAGTAGTTATCCTATCGCTCAATGTATCACATACTTAGGTAGAGAATCAATTACTATGCTAACTGAAAAGAGTGCGGAAAAGGGATTCATACCGTTAGCAGGACATACAGATTCAGCATACATCAAAGTTCCATTCGATAAAGCAGAAGAGATTGCAGGGTATCTTACAGATGTAGCGCAGAACGAAATGAATCTAAAATATCTCGATGTAGAATTAGAAGCGTACTTTGACTATTGGGTTACTGCGGCTACAAAGAATAGAAACTTTGGAATTAAAGTATGGCCCAAAGAAGATGCAGGTCAAATGAAAGTGACAGGCTTTGAAGTGAAAGCATCTAATGCTACTCCCATCTGTAAGACTGTACAAAAGACAGCGTTCACTATGATTGCTACAGGTAAGGATGAAGATGATGTATGGGATAAAGTAAGACCTATAGTAAAATCAGTATACAATGGCGATGTATCTATCGAAGATGTAAGCGCATACGGGCGTTTGTCTAAACGCTTAGATGAGTATGATAAGGTGGTACCTAACCCCGCTAAGGCGGCAAGATATTCTAATCAGTATCTTGATACTGACTTTGGTAAAGGTGAAGGTATCAAATGGGTTTTCATCGAAGGTGTACCGGAAGGACAACCACCATGTAATGTGATAGCGTATGAGGATGAGTCACAACTTGATGGTTATGAGATAGATTGGAACACTGCTGTAGAGAAGTGGATTACTAAGAAACTGAAACTTGTCTATGAAACCCTTGATTGGGATTTAAATAGATTAACCGAGAGGCGGATACCTAAGAAATATTGGTGATAATATGAAGTGTAAAACCCCTATGAGATGTAGACCGGAATTTGAAGGTAAAGTTCACTGTAAAAGATGTGCAAAGGAAGCGAAGGTTGAGGCTGAATTATTTTTAGATTTAATTGATTGAGGTGATAAGATGAGTAAACATGAAGATGAAGTATGTAAGAAGATACAAGCAAGAGCCGAAGTAGGTAAAGCCAAGTATGGTGTGACTATGGAAAGAACAGACTTAAACATTGTAGAATGGCTTACACATTTACAGGAAGAACTGATGGATGCTTGCGTCTATACGGAAAGACTCATCGAAGATTACAAGAAGTATGCTAACAAGAAGGAGATTATAGATTTACTAAGGGAGTTGAATGAGTGAGATACAATCCCAATGGTGATGATAGTCGCCCTAAGATAGAAGATTACCTAAAAGAAACAGGTAATGTAGAACAGGCTGAATCCTACAAGCGTAGTACATACGCATGGAATCCTAGCCTACAAGATGGTTCTATTCTAAGGGTAACTAAGTCAAGCATTGGTACATTCGGTTGGTGTCCACAACAATACTACCTTGAGAAGTTCAAGGGATTGCGTGGGGAAACAGTAGACCATCACATAAGAGGACTCAATGTTCACGATATGATGGAATGGTTTTGGGCTAACTTCACTAGAGAGCAAGAAGATTCAGTGTTAAATTTAATTCATGAAGGACAGGAAAGGGAAGCGATGAAATTGTTTTTCAGTGTTGTTCCTGCCCCTCCATCACCTTATGAGTTCGGTGAAGATGAACAAATAGAACAATGGTTGCGTTGGCAGTTCTTACGATTGAAAAGCACTGACGGTAGGTATTGGCGACCTGTTGGTATAGAAGCCAACATACAGTCTACACGCTTTGTAACGGTAGACGGTGAACAGATACCCATTCACATGAACGGATTTATTGATACACTGTTTGCTACAGGAGAAGGCGGCTTTGCATTGATGGAGTTAAAGACAGGTAAATACAATAAGTATAAAGTTAATTCAATGAGAAAAGAAATGGCATTTTACAAAATGATGCTAGACCATAGCCCACATGAAGAGTTCTTACCTATCACACATTGGGGATGGGAGTTTCCCGGTGGTGGTATTAACGGTGGTGTCGGACCGACTATCTATTATGAAGATGTAAGAAAAGTTGGCGCAACAGAAAAAGATTTACTTAAATTAGTAAAAGCCCACATAGATATGGAGTTTCCACCTACTCCATTCATGGGGAGATTGAAAGAGGGTATTCCATTAGAAGAACAAAAACTAAAGTGTAATTGGTGTGATTATCAAGAGCATTGTGAGTTTTGGTCACTAACGGATGAAGTATTAGACAAAATAGAGGTATGAAAATGGAAGCAAATATATTATTGATGGAAGCAGTATTGAATGAATATGTAGGAGTACTTAATGTAAGTGTTAAAGTAAACCTATCAAGAGGACTAAGAAGTTCATCTTGGCAAGTGAGGACTATGCGCCAAACTACCCTTGATGAATTTGGAATGGATATAGACGAATCTATGGTGGTAAAACACCCAAAGGAAATTATTTTTGACATCCATCCTACTTTACTTGACGCTGAAAATATTGTTGGAACATACAAAGAGTTGAAGGAAGAAGTGGATAAACAAATTTACTCGATGAGGTGATTTTATCCCATTCGTGCCAATAGACTTCCCAAGGGAAGTACTCGAATTACCAAGTAATGGTGCTAGAGGTTGGCGTAGAATAGTTCATGATGCAAATGAGTTAGAAAAATATTGGCGTGGTAAGAACGGTAGTGGTAATGTATACTTTACCGCTTATGGTTATACTAAGACTAAACCACCCAAACATCATAGAGTAGACTACAACACTCCTTTGATACATCACTTTGTGATGGACTTCGATTGTAAAGATTTCAAAAGCGGTGGAGAAGATGTCGAGTTTGAGAAACCACATGAAGAAGTAAAACGATTACACAAGATGCTACTGGAAGATAACATCTTACATTATGTATGGTTTAGTGGTGGTGGATTTCATGTATGGATACCCATAGATGAAACACTCAATCCGAAGAATGGTAATGAGTTATCGAGAATAAAGCATTCGGGTAGAGTGCTTGTGAATACATGGGAGAAGAAGATAGGTACTCTACGATGTAACGACCCTACTGTAGCATTTGATACAAGCGGTATGATACGCATACCTAATTCTTACAATGCAAGGAGAGAGTGTTGGTCTATACCGTTAGACAGCGACGATTTATTGAATGGTGACTTTGATTATTACATGGATATGGCACAGGAAAGTCAATCGGGTTACAAACCGTTAGGAGAAAATAAATTACAATTTAAAGTAATACAAAGTAAGTTAATGACTATGCATGACATCAAACCTATTGAGATACCAACTGTGTATTTAGATGACATAGTTATACTTCCGTGTTTGTCACAAGCGGCATTGGGTGGGGGTAACCCTACCCATCGTGCAAGATTCCATTTGGCTTCGTACTTAGCAGATAGATTTCGTATGTTCTTCCCTGCTTGGAAAATATCTAACGAAGAAAAAGAAAAACATGTAAAAATTATATCTAAATTTTGTGCAGGACAAAATTGGGTTGATTACAAGAGTGAAGTTACAGAACACCAAGTTGCTAGTATAGTGATGGCAGGTTACCCTCACGCTACATGTACTACTTTGTATGATGAAGGATTCTGTATTGGGAAATGTAAATTTTATGATGGAAGTGGAGATTGGAATGAGTAATATATTTGATAAGTATTTTGAAAAACAACACACAATTCACGCATCTAAGTGTGTAAATTGTGGTAAAGGAATGAAAGCAGTTAATAAAAAAAGAAGAGGTAAAGCACTTAACTTGTGCTTCACATGTGTAAATGATAAGGATAATTTACCGGAGAAATTCTTTTGTAAAGGTGTATCTAAAAGCACAGGTAAACGCTGTAAGAAATTAACTTTAGATGATTATTGCGCCCAACACAAAAAACAAGGTGAAAGTAATGGTAAAGATTGATTTAATTATTGATAGTAACGAAAGAGGTATTCTTTGTGAGGCTGTCGAAAGAAGGGCTAAAAGTGCAGGTATGACTGTGATTAGACAGTCATTGGTAGTAGGTGATTACAAACTAGGTGGTGCATTAATAGAAGCCAAGAGTGTAACAGACTTCTACCAATCTATGTTTAATGGACATCTACAAAGACAATTAGATAATATGGATGCTAATTATGAAAGATTCTTTCTTGTAGTGCATGGGGATATAAGTAAACATGCTAGATTCATAAGAGAACAATTCAATGCTAATATTCCCATATCCAAACTACAAGAAACATTTACCGGTTTTATGGCAAGAATAATGGCTGACTTCGATTGCCAAGTATTCTATACTAATACTACAAGCGAAGCGGCACAATTCATAGTCAAGTTACATGATAAGTTGCATAAACCCGCTAGTAAACATGGGGCGCAAACAATTCGTAGAGTAGGTAGTAATGATTTACGCTTAGACATTATCATGACTATACCGGGTATAGGTCGTGAAATGGCAGAAAGGATACTTGAAAAGTGCGGTAGTATAGAAGAGATGTGCTTCCCCGAATCGTTAAAACAGATTAAAGGGCTTGGCGAAGTTAGAAGAAATTTAATTATTAAAGTATTAACAAGTGAAGAAGCGGTAAGACAAGAAAGAAAGGTGAGGCGAAGTAAATGATATATAAACCAATAAAGAAATGTAGGGTGATAGAATGAACTATAAAAATTATCAAGCGGTTAAAAAATTCGACACATTAGAAGCGTATCTACATCATTTTTCTCAAACTTCAATGAAGAATGAGATACCGGGTTTGTTATCATTCTTTTTCATACAAGGACAATCATTACTTCCTTATGTGAGAATACCTACAGGAGATACACACCTAGACCCAAGAGTACATGTATTTTGGATTCAACCTTCAAGGACAGGTAAATCTGTTGCATGGAACTTTATTGGAGATGTGATGAAGAATGCTGACCTAGATTATGAGTTATATTCTACAGGTACAGATGCGGGGCTGATAGGTTCTAACAAACCTGTGCTTGATGAGAACAATAAACCCACAGGTGAAACTGAAAAAGTACATGGTCTTTTATCGGGTAAAAAGGGATTAAATGTGGATGAAGGTTCTATCATTCTAAATCCCGGTAAACACTCTCAAGAAACTGTACTCTATTTGCAAACTGCTTGTAACGCTGTAGGAAGCGGTGGTAATATATTGACTAAACCTATGAAGGGTGATATAATTAAGTGTGAATCTATGGTATCACTTTGGATTACCACATATCCACCGAAGGGTGTAAAGGAATATGTACTTACTAAAGGTATATTTCAGCGTGTATTACTTTATTGGTCACATTGGGATATGGATATGCGACAAGAGGTAAGTAATACTAGACTTGCAACCTTTTGGAAAAAACCAATTGAGACGGATTTAACTAAGGATGACTTATATGATTATTTCAAAGACACTGAAAAAAGAGTAAGAGATAGACTACTAAACTTTGCAGAATTAACATTTACACAATGGACAGAAATGAATCGTGAAGAACAAGAAGAGATAGCCCAACAATACATGTGGGATATGTTTAGTGCCGATGATGATTATGAAACTGCGTTGTATCAAGCAAGCGATGAAGTATTTGATTTGTTGAGAAACATGTCAGCAAGTATGTCCGAAATTGTAGCATCTTTTACACCTGCTATTGAAAACTATTTGGCAATTATATCACTTCACATGGCTGTATTAGATAAAAAATGGGTTATTACAGCACAGCATGTAGACATGGCGTTTGATATACTTTTAGACTTATTTAAAAACCTAATATCATGGTTAGAAGATTCTGTTGAAATTGGCGGTAACAAAGGTAAGGAAGGTAAAATTCAAGAAGATATAATCAAAGTGTATAATGATTGTACGGGATACGAAATCGAAGGCCACGGAGATGGTTGGAGAAGAAAACAATCTATGGCTCAATTATACATGAATCTTACAGGCGTGTCTAAACCTACCGTAGAGCGTCACTTTAAAGATAACATTCTAGGTATAATGAATAAAAAGATAAGTGGTAAAAGAGTTTATTTCCGATTAAAGGGTGCGAATAAACATGAGTGATATATTAGCGTTAGATATTGAAACAAGTAATTTCTCTTGGGAGATAGGAGGTTGGGATAAAACAGCATCGTTTGACCCAACTGTAGTAGCCACATGGGATGGTCAAGATGGTACAGTTTACTGTAACAAAAGTTTGGATATAGATGCTACAGTAAAAGCGTTACATCCTAGAACACTTGGTGAAGATTTAGCAAAGCATGTAGAGAAAGGTGGAGTAATCATAGGTCATAATATCAAAGGATTCGATTTACCTGTATTAAGAGATGCCTTAGATTGTTGGACAGCCGGTGATTTGTTAGGTAAGAGTGAAAGTATTATTGATACTAAGCATCTTGTACAAAGGGCGGCGGTAACTGTTGGTAAAGTAGATACATCTTTAGGAATATTAATAAAGACCACTTTAGAGGACAATAAGTTAATGAACAGTGAAGATGCACCTATCGCATGGAGAGCAGGGCAGTATGACGATGTTGCTAAATACTGCTTAAGCGATGCACAACTTACATTCGATTTGTATAATTTTGGAAAAAGTGAGGGTTATATTAATTCGAGAAATTTAGAGACAGGCGAGATAAATAAAATAGAGGTTGATTGGTAATGGCAGAAATAGATAACGGTAAAAGTAAAGCACAGATACACAACATAAGGGCGGCAAAGGTAGTATCGGAAACGGTAAAGTCTACACTCGGCCCTATGGGTATGGACAAACTAATGTTAGACGGTGGTGGTAATGTCATTGTCACTAATGATGGGGCGACCATCTTGCGTGAACTTGATGTATCTCATCCGGGTGGTAAGATGATTGTAGAAGTTGCAAAGACACAAGAGAGTTTGTGTTATGATGGTACTACAAGCACAGTCATATTAGCCGGTCAATTATTGGCTAACAGCGAGGCATTGTTTGAGCGTGGATTACACCCAAATGTAATATGTCGTGGTTATCATGAAGCAACTCAAATGGCCGTAAATTATCTTAAGACTGAAATTTCTCAATCAAGTAAGAAAAGAGATGTATTAGTTTCAGTAGCAAAGACCGCTATCACAGGTAAGACATTAGAGAATGCGATAGATACTGTGGCTGAACTGTGTGTATCAGCAGTAGAAGCCGCCGGTGATGCTGAAAGCGTAAAGGTGGTGTCATTCCCCGGTGGGTCACTCGATGACTCTTATCTGTATAACGGTGTTATAGTAAACAAAGACTATGTGTTAGACGGAGAAGATGATTATACAGATGTACTACTAATCAATACAGGACTCGAAAATGAAAAAAGTGACGACAATGTACAAGTACAACTTGATGCTAAGTCATATCAAACTTATAAGGCATCCGGTAAAACAAATCTTATTTCTCTTGCGAAGAACATAGTAGATGTATTACCTAACGGTGGTGTAGTGTTTGTTCGTGATAAGGTCAATGACCATGTATGTGCTTATCTTAAGAAGAATAATATTATGGTAGTTAGACATACACCGGAATCTACTCTAAAGGCACTATCAAAGATTACCGATAGTGTAGTGTGTCAAACACCCGAAGAAGTAGAGTCGGCAAGTAAAGCGACTGTATCAAGGCAGAAACATAATGATGTTTGGTATCTGTTTGTATCTAGTGATAACAAACATAGTGAAGCGTCATTAGTTCTTCGTGGTGCAACAAGTCATACACTTGATGAAGTAGAAAGAGGATTCGATGATGCGCTTGGTGTAGTATCTTTAGTGTTAAAGAATAACAACTTTGTCGTGGGCGGTGGTATAGCCTATGCTCGTATGGCGGCACATTTGCGACAACATGCGGCTCAAATAGGGGGTAGGGCGCAGATGGCAATAGAAGCCTTTGCTGATGCTCTTGAGGTAATCCCTGCTACCATATCCGAGAATGCCGGACATGACCCACTAGATACTATACTTGCTATGCGACATGAAATACTGCGTGGTAATACTGAATATGGACCGGATGTAGAAGATGGTGGAGTTGTAGACTTAGCATCAAAGGGTGTCTTTGAGCCTACTGAACTTGTCCGTCAAGCAGTATTGAGTGCGAGTGAAGTCACTAACTCTATTCTAAGAATAGATGACATAGTAGCAAGAAGGCCGTTGGAGTAAGCATGGGTCGTCTACTTGATAGGTTAAAGGTCAAGTGTAGAGCCTGTAGCCACAGGCATATCGCACGAAGATTATCGGCTCGTTATCTTGATGATGATAGAAAAAGAATCACTCTACTACAATGTCGTAAGTGCGGTCACTTTTGGCAAGACTCGGCCATGAAATAAAATAACAGTGAAAGTATTATAAGAATAATTTTTACTACTATTTTTCGATTAGCCCTATTTGTTTTTTACTCACCAATCTCCTTAAGTGTGGTATGTCATACCCTAAGTTATGGCCGGAGAAACCATAATAGAAGAGGGCGAGGGAATGAAGATTCCTAATATTGAAAAAGAAGACGATAGATTATCTTTATTTGAAAAATTACATGAAATAGCAGAATTACATCAAAACCAATATGAAGAAGATTGTATCGGTATTGTTGAGCAATTTGTTAATTTACATTTAAAAGAAGAAAGTTATACTTCCTTTGAAGCAGATGCTATATTAGAAGTTATGAATATACTATCTAAAATGAACTCACTGTAAGCGAACAAAGGTTGGGCTATTACCACCTACAGTACACACGAATCTACCGTATCCACTTGCGGCTATAGTAGCACCTGCGAAAGTAGCAGTGTCACCTGTATCTTGATTCTTTATCTCTACTACATAACCCGCAGGGAATGCACCCGAAGTTGATACAGCACATGTACCACTTCTTGTGGCTAAGATGAGTATGTTAGCATCTGCTGATGAAATTGTAAGTGATGTTACGGCTGTAGTCAATACTCTATCAAATACCGAGCGAGTGTATCTTGCGGCATCTACTCCACTAAAATAAAGAACATTCTTTTGTAAGTCACCGGCTGTAGTGCTTGCTATCTGTGCGCCATAGCCCATCCACATACCACCTAATCTAGTTGATGTGAAATTACCTGCACCTATTCCAGTATGGAAAGCGTCTAAATCTGTATGTGAATCTATTGCATCAGTAGCACCAACTGCACCTATTACAACAGGTGTAAAGTAAACAGGTGAAGGTCTAACAAATATTCTTTTATCATTTACCTCAGTTATATTTACATTTAAATCTCCACCACTACCACTGTGAATCACTCTTAAGATACACAAAACTACGCTTTGGTCATTAGTAGAGGCGGATGGGGCATTCAAGAAAGCATGCGGTGTTACAGGGTACAAGTTAGTACTTACCGTACTCGCTGTTCCCATCTCCATCTTTACATGATTTGTACCGGAATCCGCACATAGATACACAGTAACTAATGCTTCTTGACCGCTAGATAATGCTGTATTACTACCTTCGGTATTCGCTTGAGTAATCGTGTATGTAGCACTACTACCTACACCACCGGCAAATGAATAAACTAGACCATCTAGTACAGCAAGACCACCTTTAACAGTAAAAGTATTATTACCTGTTCTTTCACATATACCCGGTAGATTCTCCGGTTGTATTCTAGCAGTAGCACCTTTAGCGGTATCTTCTTCTAATATGATACCGTTGTTATGTACCCCTTCAAGTAGATTAGTTAGAGTCGGTGAAGTAATATGGTCACCATCTGCTAAACCATCCACCGGTTGCGCTGTTCCGCTAAGCGTCATGTTATGATTTGTATGCCCCGATAATGGATTTCCTGTCATTATATCACCTCTAAACTTATTTCAATTTTAACTTCGTTTTGTGTTGTTTTGATTAATGGTCTTGTATTGTATCTTGCTATACAAGAGAATACACCGTTTGAATCTTTACTTAGTAAGACTACTTCTTTTATTGTATCTGTAAATGCATCTGCAATCGGTAGACTTGCCTCTACCAATAAAGTAGTATCATCTACTATAGTAACTATAGGTGTTAAAGTAATAGCAGGTCTTCCTGCACCCCCATCATCATTAGTAGCAGGTGTACCATCAAATCCTAATACTAATGTATTAATTGAAGATTGTAATGTATTAAGTAATGTAGATTTTATTCTAGTTGATACGGGCATTATAATCACCTTCTATTTCTTGTGTTTTGTTCATACCAATAGGTAAACCACTCTTCCCTATTTGGCCTCTTGTGTTGTTACCTTTAACACCACCTATAAGGAAAGCAGTTGTAGATACTATTCTTTCACTAACCCTTACTACAGTTTTTATTTGTATTCTTCCAAACATAGTAATATTTTCTTTTAGGTTTTGAATAAAAGAATTTGGATTGGTTTCATTACTCTCCATACTTATTCCCTCATTTATTCCTTGTAATATACCCTCTAGTCCAGTATCAATTGTTAAAAGAACTAAATCAGCACTCCTTCTCAAAGGATGATGCACTACCTCGGTAACTACATGTTGAGTACCACCATAATCAATTGCCATGCCGGGTCTTAAATCATTTAAATTAACATGACCTTGACTCGTTATCGAGCCGCTTTCTAAAGAATTAGCACGAAGTATTTGCCTACCAACTCTTCTAGCGGCCATAGTAGTGTTTACAGTTGCATCAAAGATTGGCTGTCCTTCTATTACCTCACCATTTACTCCGCTTTGTCTATCAGTATCATCCAGTGTTACAATTACAGAATCATTCAAAGCAAGGGGTTTACCTTGAATTGTAATTCTGTTAGGTATGTTTGCTACTTTGTCACTAGATTGAGAGCCAGTTTTCATATTTGGGTCTACATAAATATTCGATTCGCTAAAACTTATCGGCACATAAATCATATTACCAAATCTATCTAACATAGTCATTCTTGTATCATGTCTACCTAAGAATCTTAGAGCCGTCATAATATTTATTTTATTGAAATCTTTTGCTACAAATCGTGTGGAGTGTTTTCTATCTTCACTTTTCTTACTATTCACTTTTGATATATTGAAACTAGTAATGTTACTGTTAGTAACTTTCTCACCTAACCTTATTGCTAAATCTGTAGTTCTAAAACCGACATCTATAGGCTGACCTAATCTTACTTCATTATTAGAAAAACCTATATCACTCAAAGATTTATTTTTCATATTAGTTAAATTTATTTTGTTACCATCTACAGTAGAAGGTAGTAATCTTTCACTAGGTATATTCGGGTTATACAATAAAGAAGGCATATTAGTGCTTGAAATAATATCAGCGTTAAAGAAAGGAACGGCTGTTGATGAATGACCATCACCACCTTTGTATAATATTTCTACGAATGATTGTCCTTCTACTATCCTAAATGTGGTATCGGGCATAACTTGTATTTCTTGATAATATTTATCAGCATCATAAGTTAAATTATTAGTTTCACTCTTATTTATTTTTACATAATGTACAGCATTGTCTACAAACACAGGTTTACGGGCGTGTTTCATAATATGAGAAAAGGTTTCAGTTCTCCCATCAAAAATATTTTTTATTAATCTACCCATCTAATCAACTCCTATCATGGTGGCCTCTCCGGTTCCTCCGGCCTCTCCGGTTCCTCCGGCCTCTCCGGTTCCTCCGGCCTCTCCGGTTCCTCCGGTCTCACCGGTTCCTCCGGCCTCTCCGGTTCCTCCGGCCTCTCCGGTTCCTCCGGCCTCTCCGGTTCCTCCGGCCTCTCCGGTTCCTCCGGCCTCTCCGGTTCCTCCGGCCTCTCCGGCCTCTCCGGTTCTTGGGGTCGTCTTTCCGGTATTGGATTTGCAGGTAATCCTGCCTCTAATCTTGCACTTCGTGCTTCTACTGCGGTTAAATCTCCATCAATTGAATGGTCACCTCCA